TGTGGATTGTAAAGTGAAATAGGGGCGTATTGCCATCCTTCATAACGATAATCAACCATAATTTGTTATGCCAATAGGCAAAATGCCAAAAGAAATTCCAAAATTCTCGTTGACAAGAAAAATCGCCCTTGCTATAATACAAGACAGCAAAACGGAAGAAGGACCCACTTCCGTTCCGCTAAACTAACGCATAGTATAGCACACGAAAGGAGGGAGCGCAATGGGTGCGATGACGAGGATTTGCCGCACGCTCACAGTCACGATTTGCGATTGTCTATATGTAGATGAAAACAACGACACCCAAAAGGCCGAGGTTAAACTTTACGGAGACTTCTCGAATCCGGTTCGTGCGACGAATGCCTGCAAGAAGAAGCTGAATCGCACCAGGGTTCTCGTAAAGGACATTAGACAAGAAGAGTATTCAGTTTCAATGCCAATGGAGACGTTCTTGGAGAACGCCGATCACGTAAGCAAGAAGAAGCACAAGAAAGAGACTAAGGAGAACTAATTATGGCAGAGACTACCGAGATTATCACCAACGACTTCAACATCACTGATGGCTACATTTGCACGCTTGACCGTACCACCGATACCGGCAAGGTTGCTATCGCAAAGGCGCTCAACGGGTCCGAGCCGCTCAAGGACCACATGGACGAGATTCTTCACCTTGCTGGCGTTATCACCACTCCGGGTACGCGCTCCCAGACCGGTGCAGAATGCACGAACAACTACCTTGTTCTAGACAATGGCACTGTTCTCTTCTCTCAGTCAGACGGCGTGACGCGCTCGCTCAAGGTCATTGCGGCGCTTTGGGCTGGCGATATGCATGACGGAAAGACTGTTGACGTAAAGTGCATTACCCAGAACCTTACCAACGGAAACACTCTCAAGACTATCGTTCCGGCTTAATTCAGGGTTCGTACATAGACTTGGTAATGGGGATGGGATTTTGTGTCCCATCCCCATTTTGTTAGAAAGGGCCAATTATGGCTACGCAATACAATGATGCTCGCAATTTGCGCGAGAAAGCCGAAAGGAGGATTGCAGCACTAAAGAAGCAGAAGAAGGCAGCACAAAGCAAGGAGTACAAGAAACAACTCCAACGAGACATACGGCGCTTGCAGGACGCAGCAAGAAGTACGCGCACATACAGTACCAAGACTGGCAAGCGGATTCGCACGGCTAAGCAGGTGTCAAAGGGAATAGCCAAGCTAAAGTCGCTCATAGAGGAATTTCCGTTGCTTGGTGTCGAGAAGCGCAACCGTTCCTTTGCATTGAGACTGAACCTTGCAAAGAACAGTTCGTTGCAAGGCCCAACCAGGAACGCAGGCAGGACGCTAGGCGAGGAAATGTCCGGTCTTACCAGTGACGAGGTTAAAGTGTTCTATCGGGCCACGCAGCACGTATGGGATAACGGAAAGGTTCCAGTAGAGAAGCGAAATGAAGCAATAGAAGCCCATTACAAGGAGCTGATTGGCACCAGAGACTTGCAACGCATCTTTGACTATGTTCTCTCCGATCAACGTCAGCAAGATGTTTTGAAGGCAAAAGATATAGTCGATAATCCCGACAAATATACTGATGCAGAAAAGAAGTGGGCGTATGACATACTACAGGACAACGAATCAGAGATTCGCTATCAGCCGGTTGTCAATGCGGCAGCTGTTACAGATTTGTCTCCGGTGGCTCCAATGTGATTCAATTGACGAGGTATCTATGAGAAAGCAGAGGAAGTTTGAAATCGTAAGCTCATACGATACCGAGACAACGAATATCAACGACGGTGACGAGCATTATGCATTTCCAGTATTGTTTATTGACAATCGTCTGATTGACGTTGATTTGAAGAACTATGAACCAGAACGTGATGATGACATTAGGTTCTATCGTCACGAGGATGAAATGATTGCTGCGATAGAAGAGTACATACAGGTCGGCCTAATGGATGGCAAGGTACCAATCATCTGTGCGTACAACCTGATGTTCGACCTGCAACCATTAATGGAGACGCTTGACTCAAAGTACGACATGAAGGTAAATGCACAGAGCAGCACCAACGTGTACACCATAGACCTGTATGAGCGTGACACAGACAACATGCTTCTTCGATTCTGGGACACGTATCATCTTGAGATGCGCGGATTGAAGGCGATGGGTGAGACAGCTGGGTTACCGAAGGCCGTTGGAGATTGGGACTATGACGTTATAAGGACGCAGGACACGCCGCTTACCGATTTGGAACTGCACTACGCAGGTCGAGACACGCAGGTTATACCCATGTATCTACGCTATCTTCTCAGGTCTAACGAATGGATGAAGCAGGAGGACTTAGGAAACAGGGTTCTAACCAAGACTTCAATAGTGCGACAGATGGCACGTCGTGAGATTGGTCGTATAACGGTTGGAAAGCGTGATGGCAAGAGATTGACGCTTGACAAGGCGTTCATTGAGCATTGCAAGAAGGAGGACGCTCCCACTTTTGCCCAATATGCGCTCAGGAAGGCTTGCTTTCGTGGCGGTTTCACGTTCACAGCGGCAGCGACCGCATCGGAGGTAGTTCAGAATGTCGTATCTCTTGACGTCACCAGTATGCATCATACGTTTATCAATGGCAGGCAAATGCCAGAGGATTTCGTCGTTGTTTCCAATCACGATATGGACGTATTCGCGGAAAGGATTCTGGACACTCCAATGCAGTATGTTCTCGACAACTACGACAAGCCATTTGATGTTGCCATTCACGCGCGGATAAGATTTACCAACATACGGTTAAAGAAGGGTACATGCTTTGACAAGTGGGGAATTGCCCTGGAACCAGCGTCGAAGTTCAAGCGCGAACTGGTGTATCAGGAGGGCTACGGTGAGGAAGAGAGAAACCTGCTACAGGACAACTATATCAGGCAGTATGGCTGGCATGACGTGGCAAACAACGCATTCTATGCGTTCGGCAAGCTCTATAGGGCCGACAGCGTGATAATGAATGTATCAGAGCTTGAACTTTGGTGTCTTGGACAGGTGTACGAGTGGGATTCAATGAAGTCTCTTTTCGGAGAAGCATCCGCGAAGTTCAGGACTCCACCAGATTTCGTTACCCTACAGAGCAACGAGCTTTTCGAAATGAAGAGTGCGGCAAAGTTCATTTCAAAGCACTATAAGTATGGTGAACCATATCCGTACAACCTAAGCGGCATTCCAGACGGAATAGCGAACGAGCTGCGAAATGGCACATGTGACCCACAATTCTTCGAGAGCTGGTATACTGGCACCGTTAAGGGCATGTTTAATGGCATATACGGTACGCAGGCTCAGGATGTTCGCAGGCCATCATATAAGGTTGAGCACGGAGAGCTAGTAATTGACGATTCGACCAAGGTAACGGCCGAGAACTACGAGGAGCATGAACCTGGAAGTTTGCGTGTACTCTACACATACGGTCTGCGAATAGTTGGCGGCTCAAGAATGCACATGGTGATAAGCATGGAGTTGCTTTCACGTGGGCTTGGCAATCGCGTTCGCGTACTTGGTGGTGACACAGATTCAATGAAGGTCTCATGCGATGCAGACGTTAGTGACGACATGCTGGAACATGCGTTGCAACCAATCGCAGACGCATCAAAGAAGGCAATAGACAGCACAATGAACAGGATTCGAAGGAATTGGCCAGAAAAGGCATCCTCATTGAAGGGTGTAGGTTCGTTCGACGTTGAGAATCGTGATAATCATTACAAGTGGCACATAGAGCTTTGGAACAAGTGCCGCGTCTCGTGGGATGGAAAGGCGCACGTGACATGCGCAGGTCTCAGAAGACCGATAGGCGAGATCAACATCGAAACCGTGATAACGGCATTGATTGACGCAGGATACCCAATCGAGGAAGTGTTGCAGGAAGCTATTGGCTATAACGTGTTCGTTGAATCCTCGGTGTCGCACGCATTGGAGAAGCACCAGCCGAAGGCAACAGACACGTTCGACGGATACGTGACTGACGCACGCGGCGATACGCGGCACGTCGGGTCGCACCAGTCACCCGCTCTGTATCCATCAGGAAGATGGCTAGGCGAGACTTTGAAGTTCACGAACGCTGCCAGCGTCGCATACCTAAAGCGAATGTACGGTAGGTACGTTGACACGAATACCAGGTTCGTGGGAACTGACGGAAAGAGGGTATGGGTGAAGCGCGATGGTGACAACGGTATTGAGACGATAATGGAGTGCGAGATATGACCAAATACGTTGAGGAAATTGTAAACGATATAGTAAGAGTTTCAGGACATAGTTTTGACTCAGTATTAGACGAGATTGTTTCATGCGGTTATTTATATGTGTGCAATGACGAGTACAACGACATTCCCGTATGGTTAGCAACTGCTGTTTATAAGCTAGAACATGAAACGTATTTTGATAGATAAGAGGTATGACATGAAGCCAGGAACATGGAATACAGTGTCTGCCTATCTGCTAATTGCGCTTAACATTTTGGCGCATATACTAGGTGCTGCAATAGGCATCTTCATTCTGGTAAGAGTAGGCATGTTGGCAATTGGAGGGTAACATGGATAGCTACGACTTCTACATGAGGTTCCTGTGCATCGTGTTTCTCATTTTGGTAGAGACTCTTGCAATAGCGCTTCTATACTATGTGGTGCGTGGTTGAATTGGCTGAGTTTTATGATTGGTCAAAGACGCTATCATATGATGCGGACGTTACTATGGTGATTGGCGCTCGTGGCATAGGAAAGACGTTCGGCCTAAGAAGGCAGTGCATACGTGACTGGATTAGGCACAAGTCCAGGTTCGTCGAGATAACGCGCTACAACAATGAGCTATCTGGTGTATCTGACGGGTACTTCAATAGGCTTTCCTCGCTTGACGAATTCCAGGACTACACGTTCAAGACCGACGCAAGATATGCCTATATAGCGGCAAAGCCGGAGAGCGACAGCGAGAAGCCACATTGGCACCTTATAGGCTATTTCGTCTCGCTCAGCTCAGCGCAGCGCATGAAGAAGCGAACGTTCGACAACGTAAGGCGCATCGTATTTGACGAAACCATATTGGAACGAGCAGACAGGTACCATAGGTACCTACCAAACGAGTTCGGAATACTGGCTAATCTTGTTGATACAGTATCACGAGAGCGAGCGGACACTGATTCGATAAGACCCAGGGTCTACCTGCTGGGTAACGCATGTGACCTAGCCAACCCGTACTTCGCTGCGTATGGTGTAGGAACCGACATAACGTTCGGTTACAGGTGGTACGCCAACAAGACGTTCTTGTTGCACTACGTAGACCCAGGTGAATACAGCATCGAGAAGGCGCGTGGTACGGTGGCAGGCAGGATGATTGCGAACACGGAAGCCGGTAACGTGGCGATACAGAACCAGTTCGTTCACGCGAGTAGTGAGTTCATATTGAAGAAGCCAGGAAACGCCATATTCTCGTTCGGAATAGTGTGCAATGGTAGATTGTACGGAATATGGCTTGACGAGCGCAACGGTTACTATCACGTGACCAGGAAGGTGCCAAACAATACCGGAAAGCCGATTTTCTCGCTTACGAGACAGGATGCTTCAATAAACTACATCGCGGCAAGCAATCTAAGCGTCACAATGAGATACGTAGCGGATATGTACTATCATGGGCTTCTGCGATACGATGACGAGTCGCTTGAGATGGAGTTCGGTGAGGTTCTGGCAATGTTCGGTGTGAGATAGGAGCAATTTCAATGATTTGTTATGCATATGTAGCGATGCACGACTGTGGCAGGGAACTTCCGAACGACAGGATGGGCGTGCTTCTCGGCGTGTTCTCGGACGATTCCGAAGCAACGCTGTGGATGGCGCAGCACGGTTTCTCGGAGCGAGACTCATTCGGGGACTTCTGGAAGGGGCGCGACCGTGGGTGGGTCACCGAGATGCACGTTGACAACCCAACGGAGTATGCTACAATGTAGCCATGCCGAATGGCGCTCTGCATGGGGCGAGTAGTGGCTGTGCGGCAGATTCCGCTTGGTTGCGGCGCACGCCACGCGAGTCCAATCAACCGTTTCAGCCGATTGCATTGGCCGTCCGTTCGGTCTATAATCAGGCCAGGCACACGCTATGCGTCGTGCCTGGCCGCTTTGTCATTTAACGGAAGCACTAGCGAACGGAGGTCGCACAAGATGGCAGAAGAGGAAAGGCCGGAGGAAAAGCCGGACGAAAGACTGGACGGCGAGCCGGAGGGTGGTGGCGAGACTGGTGACGTGGCGCGAATCGTGAGCGAGCACGCCGAGGGAGACGAGCGCTTCGAGAGCGAGATGCGAGAGTTCATGAAGCACATCGACGCGAAGATTTCCCAGCTCGCAGACGCGCAGGCGGCAATCGTGAGCACGGCACGAATCGACGATAACGACGCAGACGAGGACGAGCACGGAAACGACGCCATGGACGATGGCGTCCTCGACCTCATCATCAACGACTAGACAGGAGACTGCACATGGCAGCTGACAACGCGACAATCCTCGCTAAGGTGTGGCTCAACGGCACCAACGACTTCCAGCAGAGGATTCCAGACCCGACGCAGCATGGTGTTGACGCCACCATGCAAGCCCTGTTCGACCCTATGAACAGGCAGTATTACAACCAGTTCATCGACTCCCTGGTGATGCGAATCGGTTACACCTACGTGCATCAGCAGGCGTTCTCGAACCCGCTCGGCATCTTCAAGAAGAAGAAGCTCATGTACGGAAACAGCGTGCAGGAGATGGTTCCCAAGTGGATTCGCGCTCACTCCTACGTGGACGATGCGGAGGACGTGTTCAAGATGGCACGACCTGACGTTGCCACCTGGTACCACTCCCAGAACAGGCGTGACAGGTACGACATCACCATCAACGACACGGAGCTTCGCACGGCGTTCACCGACAGCTACGGTCTGAACAAGCTCGTTGCTGCGTTCATGAACACGCCAACCAATGCGGACGAGTACGACGAGTACCGCATCATGCTCCAGCTCCTCGCATTCTATGCCAACAACTGGGGATTCTACCAGCATCACCTATCCGCAGCGCCGACCGACGAGGCCACCGGGAAGGAGTTCCTCACCGCGGTACGAGCCTACGCCGGAAAGCTGCAATTCCCCAGCACCGTCTACAACTGCAAGGCAATCGAGGACGTTCCCGTGTTCGTCAAGCCCACCGAGCTGGTGCTGCTCCTCACACCCGACGTCCAGGCCAACATCGACGTCAACACCCTCGCAAGCGTATTCCAGCTTGACAAGGCCGACATAAAGTATCGCACCGTTGTCGTTGACGAGTTCCCCATGCCCAACGTCGTTGCCGTGCTCACCACAGAGGACTTCTTCCAGTGCTACGATACCGTGTACGAGACCACGTCGATGTACAATCCCAAGACGCTCGGCACCAACTACTACCTTCATCATTGGGGCGTCTACAGCGTCTCGCCCTTCGTGCCCGCAATCGCGTTCACCACGGACGCGGCAACCACCGTCACCACCGTCACGCAGACCGTGACCGGAATCACCGCGACGATTGACAACGCAACTCCCGACCTCGGAGAGAGCACGGCAATCAAGACTACGCTAGTCGGAACGCTCAGCCCGACCGGTATTCGCGGTATCGAGGTCGCGCCCAACGCGGCCACCTACGACGTGAGCGTTGCCCGCACGTCTGGTGACAGCACCATCAGCGTGAACTCCCCTGCAACGCGCGTGGACGAGTACGGCGTCCTGCATGTGTCCAACAAGCTCCAGTATGGCGACGTAATCACGGTCAACGTGAGGAGCACCTACACGAACCCCAGCGGCGCGACCACTGAGTACACCACCAGCGTCACCGCAACGGTCACCAAGCCAAGCGCGTAGTGCATGGCAATCATGGGGAGCGCCGAACGATGGCGCTCCCCTTTACATTTATCGGAGGTGATTAAATTTGAGATTCAGCAAGCTTGGTGACACGTCGTTCCCGAACAGCCAGAACGCAGACCCGTATTCGATACGCAACGAGTTTGACTACACAAGATGGGTTCCAGGCACCGTCGTTCGTCTGGTAAACGTGCTGTGGAACTCAGACTACGAGAACGTGGTCAAGTTCGACAGCGACGAGGAGCGCGACGAGTGGTTCGACGGCCTGTCCGGGTACGAGCCTGTGACGCTCAAGACCAACTCAACGATGGTGCCAGACGGCAGCATAAAGCTGCCTATTCCATACGATGTGTGCGCAGGGTACAACTACGTGTACATAGACATTCCGATCATGACCTCGCCAGACGCCACCATAGACTACGAGGTAGAGGATGGGCACAGGCGATGGTACTTCTTCGTCAACGGCATAACGTACTCAGCTCCAAGCACCACGGTGCTAAGTCTGGTTCCAGACATATGGACGAACTACATAAACGAGACCGACATTAGATACATGATGCTGGAAAGGGGTCATGCGCCTGTATCCGTCACGGATACCGACACGTACCTTTCCAATCCGATTGCCAACAACAGGTATCTGATGGCACCGGATGTTAACTACGATGATTCTAGCGTAATAAGGAACTCTAGATTCATACCGTTCGGAAACGGCAAGAAGTACGTGTGCATAGCCACCACAATAGCGCCATCGCAGATGAACGACGCAAGCATAGGAATTGCCGCCATTTCTGGTGACGCAACCGGAAGGATAACCTATTCCGACACGTCGGACTGGTACGGAAGGCAGTTACAGGTTGATGGCTTCTCGGTGGGAAACGGACGCGGCTATGACGGGCTGCACACGCCGGTGTACTCTGGTCTTGGTGACGGAAACATACCATGCGGTACCGTGACGTATGCGATACCAGCGTCTGACGGATCGTTCATGAGTGACGTGTCATTGCAGGCACCCACGCTGCTGCGCTCGATAATGGCCATGTTCGTGTGCGACGATGCGATGATTGAGCTTGGAGCAAGGCATACCGTGGCAGGGCACGCGCTCTACGAGTGCCACGGAGTATCGAAGAGAGTCGCCGACTACAACCTGTCTAGGGACATGTTCGGTTTCGACGCAGACGAACAGCGTTTCGCAAAGCTCTACACGTACCCATACTCACGCATAGAGATTACCGACAACGACGGCTCGTCCGCTGAGATTCGCATAGAGGACACCGGAAGTATTGGTATTGAGCTCCTGACCTCGGTGGCGTTTCCTGCTCTCGACATGAGGGTGTGCCTTACCGGAATAAATGGCGTTGGCTCAGATAGGTACTCATGGAATCGGCTTGATGGCACTGAAATGTCCATGCAGCTGCCAGACGGTGACTGGGGACGCTACACGATAAGGCTTGGGATACCCACGTTCTCGCTGTACATGGACGGCGAGACGGCATGGTACGTTGACTCATACGGAGCGTCCGTGCTAAGCTCGCGCAGGAAGGCGCTTGCCGGGTATCGCAACTCAGTGCGCTCGGCAAATCTCGCCTATATGAACGCGGTTGAGTCCGCGTCGAACGCGCACGATAACGCTGTGCGAGACGCAGACGCCGCACGCGACAACTCGAAGGCTCTCGCAGACACCGCACAGACGAACGCCAACGCATCCGCCAACTCGGAGCAGACGAACGCGACGAACCTCGCCAACACCACCAAGGCGAACACCGACAACCTGGCGCAGTGCAGCTACAATAACGTGAACGCCACGATAGCGGCGAACACGGCCAACGTGGACGCAGCCAACACCACATCAACGAACATAACATCATTCCAGAACAACGTTGAGTACAGCATCCTACAAGTGCGAAACGGCGTGACAACCGCGACCACGAACGACGAGAACCAGGCGGCCATAGCGTGCGCCGAGTCGAGCGGCTTCGCCACAATCGCAAGCAGCAGCATAGGCACGGCAACGTCCATGGGAATGTCGATGGCATCTGGTGGTGGCGCGGCAGGAGCAGCAGGCGCGATAGCTGGCGCCGTTGTCGGTGCGATAAGCGGAGGAATCCAGGCAAGTGCCGCCGTCAGCAACGCGAACACGACCGCGAATGCCAACAGCGCGGTAGCAAGCGCAAACGTGAGCGCAAACAACACGGCGCAAACCAAACACAGCTCGTCGGCCACAACGATTACATCAGCTACGAACACGCTAAAGTCAACGCAGAACACCAACAGCAACAACTGCATGGCAGCGCAGCGTGACAACAACTACAACACGACAACGACGAACGCATCCAACCTAAACTCTACGCAGGTGGGCAACGCGACCCGCACGCACGACACGCAGATTGCCAACTCAGGCAGGACGCATTCGACCGCCACGGGCAACGCGGACAGGACGCACACGGCAAGCGTCACAGACGCTGACAACACGCAGTCAACGAGCAACGCAAACTCACAGCGTTCCAACGACATTGGCATAATGAACGCCAAGGAGACGCTGGAAGCGGCGCGAGACAACCTCATGTACGCGATAGGCGATGCAAGGAGGGCAAAGCCCGTCGAGCTTGTTGGGGCGTCTGGTGACGCAACCATGGAGTCGCTCATGCGCAATGGCGTGCAGGTGCGCGTGAGGACGCAGCCAGACGGTGCGATAGCGCAGGCGGCAAGCCAGTTCGCAAGATATGGTTACGCGCTCGGACAGTCATGGGACGTGAGATCGAGCGGATTCAAGCTCATGCGGAACTTCACCTATTGGAAGGCGCAGGACGTTTGGGTGGACGTTCGCGGCTCAGGCAGAAGCGACGTGGCGGACGCCATAACCACCATACTGAGAAACGGAACTACTGTGTGGGGAGACCCAGACAAGATTGGAAAGGTGAGCGTTTATGACAACTGACGATACCAGCACCACATATGCAACGCAGCCCGAGGAGAAGCCTAAGAAGCGCAGCCTTTCGGAGCTTATGTCGCTCAAGACGTACCAAGGAATGACGGACGAGGAGATACAGAGCATCATAGATTTCGAGAAGCAGGTTGCGATGCAGAACGGCAGGATGGAAGCTCTCAGGGCAACCGACATTGTTGCGATGAACGAGATTGTCGAGTCTAACCGTTCGACGCAGCAGCATAGCGAAGAAGTGCTCAAGTCGGTCTTGACCGTGCCATTGAAACTTGCTACGATAGACGCGGAGGGAGTGGTGTCCAATGGGGCGTAGGGGCGGAAAGTCACGCAGCAATCAGGGTGGCACCAAGCCGTTCTGCAACAACGGCAACATGGAGACATGGCAGAGCGCATCGCTGAACAACAGGCTCTATCACTACTACATCGACGTGATAACAAAGATGGCCGTGAGCCGTTTCCGCTGGCTCAACCTTCCGCCGTCATGCGACGAGCGATACCTGGAACTCACGCTGGTGCATCAGGGGATGGCCTCAATCGCGTTCCCAAAGTCAATGCCAGGAACGTTCCTCACGTTGCAGTGCGCTCCGCTCGGGAAGCCGGACATGTACGACAGGGCCGTACGGTGGTACGCTATTGGCACCAACGGCACGAAATACCGCTGCGACAGGCAGCAGGGCGTTGTCGCATACGACAACGAGACGCGCTATTCGCTCATGGACGGCATAGAGCTTTACGCGAACGAGCTTGCACACATCCGCATCACCAGACGCGTTAACAGGATGCACCAGCAGATACCGTTCATCCTGACCGGGCCGCAGGAGCGCAGGCAGGACATGGTTAACCTCTTCAAGCAGGTGGCAGGCGGAGAGCCAGCCGTCATAGGCACCAGCGACCTGCAACAGATTGAGTACCAGGCATTGCAGACCGGTGTCACGTTCCTCGGCGAGGAACTGGCCGTGGACGAGCAGAACGTCTGGGGTCGCGTGTACACGATGCTCGGAATAAAGAACACCACTATGAAGCAGGAGCGACAGACCGAGGACGAGATTAGGGCGCAGGAGAACCCGGCGTCACTTATTGCCGCGAGCGCCCTCTCGGAGCGTCGCAAGGTGGCCGACGAGCTGAACGCGCGATTCGGGCAGTATCTTGACGCGCCCATACAGGTCGTATGGCGGCAGGACAACGAGAGTGACAACTGGAACCTTTCCCACAACATGCAGTCCATAGCGAAGGTGGCTAACCAATGATTGACAGAAACGACTATGACAAGGCCCTGCTCAAGTGTCTTGAAGCACTAATCAGCATGACTACTAGGGTTGCCGTATGGGCTAGTGACGATAGAGTCTCAGAGCAGGAAGCCGAAGAGTTCAACAATGTGTATTATATGTGGATATCCGCATATCATGACCTAAAGCAAGCCATGAATGGGGACGAGCTATGATTGACACCATCGAGCCATACGAGCCGGAGCCGGACTACCACGCGGTCGTTACCATACAGCTATGCGAACTTGTGGAGGATGGCTTCTGTGACAGGCAGCTCACTGGTTGGGAGTGGCCGTCATACAGCGTTGAGCAGGACACGCGACTCAGGGAGAAGCTGGTAGACCACTACTGGTTCCGCGAAATCTCGCTCGTCCCACCTGGCGTGTGGATGCACGAGTTCATCCGCCGCATGAGGGAGATAATGCCAAAGTACATCCCACTGTACAAGCTCATGGCCGAATCACCGGAGCTTTATGGCGGCAGCTCGGAGTGGTACAAGGGACGCGACATATACTCGGACTTCCCGCAGACGCAACTTTCAGGAGAGAACCAGGATTATGCAAGCTCCGGCAACGACCGGGAGTTCCAGAGAATCAGACAGGAAGACGTCATAGACACGGCAAAGCGGCTAACTGACTACAACGACGTTGACCTGATGATTGTGAACGACATGAGTCCGCTGTTCTCGTGCCTGTTCACCGTGAACACAAACAGCTTCTAGGAGGTGGTTCCATTTGGACCAGCTATTTCTGCCGCCAATGACGGAGTCCCAGTCATGGAGCATCGTGATGGCGTGTCTCATGATGCTCGCGGACATTGCCGTTGGATTCGTAGGCGCTGCTGTGAGACACGACATAAGCTCGACAAAGATGCGCGAGGGAATCTGGCACAAGGTGATGGTGCTCGTACTGATTGCCGTGGCGTACCTGCTCGGCGTGGGTCTCGGCCACGTGAGCGGAATCAAGGCCGAGATTCCTTCCACCGAGGTCGTATGCTGGTACGTCGTGGCTATGGAGCTTGCGTCAATCCTTGAGAACGTGTCATTGGCGTGGCCCGAGTTCGCAGACACAAGGTTGTTCAGGTACTTCTCCACGTTCGCGGGGAGTGATGACGATGACAACAAGCTGCAATGATGGTAGGAGAATGACGCCGTACTCCGAGTACGTCTCCATGACGCCAGCGCTGCCTTCATTCTACTGGGACGTGTACAGCTCGGAGCAGCGAATCAAAGACATGTGCAAGGAGCTGTGCAAGCTGGCCGAGTATGGCACATACCTTGCCGAGTCAATCGACAGGATACAGGCCGTCTCGCCGGAGGACTTCCAAGCGTACCAGCAGGACATGCGAAGCGTGATAGCAGACCTTCGCAAGGAAATCTACGAACTCTCGGTCGGCACGATGGCATGGAACGTACAGCACGGCAGGTTCACGCCAAGCATTCAAGCTCAGCGTGACATGTTCAACGACTTGACTGTGCACGCAATCACCGTCAAGGATCTGAACGAGCTTGACATGACGGTAGAAAGCCTAGCGAACTGTGGCCTTAACGTCAGGGGGCTTGCTGTTATGAGCCGTTGGCTCATTGACAAGTTCGACCTTTCTGATGACTTCCAGGCTAAGTCTGCCAATTACACTACAAATGGAATACTTGACGCCACAAAGCTCAACGTGGCAAAGGTGCGTGACGATGGTACAGTATTCATACCCGAAGAGTTTAGGAGCTGACAATGGCAACTACCAACTATTCACTTCCAGAGTTCTCAAGCACCGATTCTGTAGACCTAATTGGCGTGTACAATGCGGCAATGCAAATTATCGACACCAAACTTAAAAGCATAGAGAGTCAAATGGAAACTCTTAGCACAAAGGTAGATAACGTGCAGGGCTTCGCTCCTAATACGTCTACAGACAAGACACTTACTGTTGCAAACCTTAATGGAGCAAAGGTAACGTCTTCTGGTATCATCTATTTCAAGCAGTCATAGATTGGAGATAAGCATGGCTAGTGAATACACACCTAACTACAATCTAGACCTTTACACCGACAACGATAAGCCTAACCTGCGTGACCAGTACAACGGCGCAATTACAAAGATTGACGCGCAGCTGCACGAGTTCTCCAACAACCTCGTTATCGTGACCGAAGCGGCAAACCAGGCGAAGGACAAGGCGAACGAGAACGCGACGGAAATCGCCGACGAGGTGACGCGGGCGAAGGCCGCTGAGCAGAACAACGCGAAGGCAGTCTCGGACGAGGTTACGAGGGCGAAGGCCGCGGAGCAGGCCAACGCGAAGGCAGTCTCGGACGAGGTTACGAGGGCGAAGGCCGCGGAGCAGGCCAACGCGGATGCAATCCAAACGGAGCGTGACAGGGCGATGATTGCTGAAGCAGAAGCCGCAGATGCCATTAGGGACATTACAGCTAATACCAGCCAAGAGATTGCAAAGCTAAAGGGCGGTGCGTATCTGGACACGACGCCAACCGTGGTTGACAACGCAACTCTGATTCCAACCAGCAAGGCGGTGTATGACTTTACCTCAAAGACAAAGGAAAAGAAGGTACTACTCTGCTTTGGAGACTCATACGCCGACACAAGTGATAGAAGCAATTCGTGGGCATATGCGCTGCAAGACTACTTCGGCTGGACGGTAAAGAACTATGCAGTATCTGGTGCTGGCTGGGACGTTGACACGCGCACCTTCTACAATCAGCTTCAGACGGCCATTTCTCGTGAGGGCACCGATTACAATATAGATGACGTATATGCGTTGGTTGTTGCAGGTGGAAGAACTGACATAATGACAGCAAGCGAAGCTACGTCTTATGTCAATACCTTCATGCAGGCTGCAATTGCCCATTATAAGAACGCAAAGATATTCGTAGTACCAATGCTCTATGATTGGCAAACTCTTGGAAGCGCTGGTAGAGTCAAGGCAGAAGCAATCGGAAATGCCGCAGCCAACTATGGTGCGGAAGTTGTCAACTATGCTTGGGAATGGCTGCGTGGAGAAAAAAGCTGCATCCAAAGCGATAACATACATCCCAACGCAGCAGGCGCCAAGAGGATTGCCGGTTATATGAACGCAGCGTTGAACGGCTGCTATACACCGCGTTATGTGGCGAAATACTATTATTGGAGCGGCGCTGAGGTCTACTGCGTCGCACAGGGCGGAATAGTCAACCTTAATATTCGTGGCGGTTTCGACTCAGCACCAAGCACCGAAAAAGTGCTCGATGAAGTCTTTTGGCCTGACGTAACGTATCCAGGACTTGGCGCAGTCACTAGCTCTGGAACGCCGCAGCTATTCTTTATCGGAAATGACGGAACAATTGAGGTGTATCAAAACGCAAACGTAACTGGTTTCGTTGGCCTTTCAATGTCGTACCCTTGGTAGGTTGACATGCTATACGGAATAGACATAAGCAACAACAACAAGGGCCTGAACCTCACCGACACGAATCTGCTCTACATCATGAAGGCCACCGAGGGAACATCGTTTGTTGACAAGTACTGCGACCCGTGGGTGCAATGGTGCATAGCCAACGACGTCCCGTGGGGATTCTATCACTTCATGCGTCCCAACGGCGGCGTGGCGGAGGCCGAGTTCTTCTACCGGAACACGCGGAACTACTTCACGCATGGCGTGCCGATACTCGACTTCGAGGATGATAGGCTTACAGACGCCGACGCCGAGTCGTTTGTTTGGCGCATCCACGAGCTGAGCGGCGTCTGGCCGCTAGTGTACACCTACAGCGACTTCATCAATGGGCAAGGACACCTAAAGAACAGCTGGATAAAGGACAAGTGCGGCCTGTGGCTTGCGGGCTACCCGTCGCGCCGGACCGGCTGGCCCAGCGACGCGACGTGCCCCTATCCCCATGCTGGCTGGACGCTCGCCATGTGGCAGTTCACCAACGCGCTCGACTTTGGCGGAATGTCTGTGGACGGAGACCTGTTCTATGGTGACGCGGATGCGTGGGGAAGGTACGCCATGGGCGACAATCAGGCTGCCACTTCCATGCCTGAGCCTTACGCGCCGTCTGGTGACAAGTGGCACCTTGCAAGGCAGGTGCTCAACGGTGTGTTCGGGAATGGCTCCGACAGGGAGCAGGCGCTTGGCTCAAGATATCAAGAGGTGCAGGATTGCGTCAACGCGCTGGTTGGCGAGAGCGACTACCAGCTGGCTACTAGGGTAATCGCGGGAGAGCTCGGGAATGGTGATGACAGGAAGTACGTGCTTGGCGGTAGGTACAACGCGGTGCAGCGACAGGTGAACAGGATGCTCTGATTCTGTGGGACCGTTTCTGGTCACGCGATTTCGAAGATGGCGTCGGCGCTCGACATATCGTCGGGCGTCGGCGCCTTTGTGTTTTCTGCGACGTGGCAGATATTCTTACGAAAAGTTCTGGAGATGCCATGATTCCGACAGCCACGCACGCGCGCGTTTAAGTATGTAAATATGGAGATTTTGTGAATTTAAGATTTTCTATTGACATTATGTTGTTATGTTTGTATACGCGTGCATTTATATATAGGGCTGCCGCAATTGTGTAGGAATTGTGAATTGAGTTTTGCCGTTTGGCATAACGTTTTTTGTGGTAGATTATCCATAGCAAGCGAGAACACTAGGGTTTCTCGCTACGATAAGAAATGAGGTAAATTAAATGATTAATTTCAGTGACGAAAACATAGACAACGCAACGTATCACCTACTCAATGCAATTACAAAAGAATACGGCTACAAAATGGTTTTAGAAGAACTTTTTGAATATTGGTTGGATACGGATATGCAAGCAGATTTTCTAATGAACTATGTGAGAAACTACGATATAGACACTAGCGAACTCCCACAAAGGGCACTAAAGACTGTAAAAGAGTGGGCAAATAACCACTAGGGAATGGAGTAGAAAAATGTTCATACCAGATAATTGCGACGTAAAACAGATTTTCAGAAACGACTTTGTGGATATGGTAAACAGGCTTGTAAATGGTACAGACTATTACACGTTCCAACTGTACGGCAACGCGCGTTCGCAGGGTCCCAATTGGTACAATCAATCTATTCAATGCGCCTGTTCTGCGCGTGAGTATCTTGCTTTTATAAACGCGCTAGATAAACAGATTGAGCGCGAGGGCATTTGTATCGTATATGGCGGCACATGTGACGATGATTGCGTTTGGCTTGTTTGCGCAGAGTAGAATGGAGTGTATCATGGAAAAAATGTGCGTATCAGAGTTTGCAGCCGGCGACTATCTCACTAGAGAAGAGCAACAAAGACTGCTAAAGACATACCGTGAAAATGGTATAAGGCGCTGGTATTCTAGCAATGCCGGAACTAAGACATGTGATAAGGGTGTTATGTTCTTCTCATATTACACTTGTCTTTGTATCGTGCATAATGCAAGCGAAAACAACAAGGTAGAATTTATGCCGTATGTGTATGCGCATAGTGCGTTTGTACACTCACGTACTACGTCACGCCAACTACACAAGTTTCTACTTTCCAACGATATAAACACGTCTATAGCACACATAGCAGATATTTATGATAGTCTATGCAATGGGTTGCGCGTGCCGTGCTTGTGCAATAGTCTAAACACGCCGATTGATATCCAATTTTACCCGCGCGGCGTGTATGTAAATGACACTGGACTGTATTACGGAAAAGCCACGTTCAAGGTACCGCGCGTTGTTATGACGCACGACGGTACGGAATACGTAGGCGTGTATGATTAACAGATTTATATTCTCGTATGATTTTATAATGGTGTTATCCGTACTGTTGTGCTTGCTTGGCATATGCTTTATAAGTGTCTCAAAGGCGCTTTACAGGAGACAAGAAAAGCGCTACCGAGACGAACAACGCGATTTGCTCAAGTGGCAAATGGAGCTAGAAAAACGCGCTAGTGAGTTGCAAGACAAAAAGCGTTAGTGTATGATAGTATTCAGTTGGTAAGGGATAGGCCCTTGCCTAGGACGAATGGAGACATTGGATATGAAGACTACAAAGGGTATCGCTTGCAAGGTCAATTCGTACACCGTTCACGCCGCCGCTATCGTTGACGGACAACTCAAGACTTACGATTTTGTGACGCCAACGCGAGACGCACGCGCGGCAAAGAAGAGTGTTGCGGATGCTATCGGCGTTCCTACTAGCAAGGTGCTTGTTGAGTTTGAGCTTGTAAAGAAGTCGTTCACCATTGATACCGACTATGATAATCTTGTTAGGGTCTTGACCGATAACGGAATTTCTGTTAGTGTTGATAATGAGGATTCAGACGCCGACGCCGACGCCGAGAATTAGAAAATCACTCACAACAGCATAACGAATTTCTAGCCCCATGGCGTTACGCCATGGGGCATTTCACTATATCTGCACAATACAATCCAC